GTGAACGCGCTCACCGGCACAGCTGATGAGCACATGCGCGGGGCGGCGTACATCAGGAACGGCGTGCCCGACACGACCGACTACACGATAGTCGATCCCCAGGAGGCGAACTACAGCCGAATCACCCTCGCCTCGGTGCTCGCCCTCACCAGCTCCACGTACTTCAACCGGTTCAGCGGGTACGCCAAGTACACCACCTTCCTCTACGGAGGCTTCGACGGCGTCAACATCCTCGACAGGGACGCTGCCGTGCTGAGCGACCGCTCCACCTCGGCTGAGGTAGGCGGAAAGGCGCTCAACACCGTTGACATCGGCATCAGCAATCCCTCGGGCGTCGCGCTTCAGAACAACGGCGTCAACTCCTTCAGGACTGCGGTCGACATCATCGCCGACACGGCCACCTCCAGGATCAACCTCCTCGCCCTTCCGGACATGAGGGAGTCCCTGATCACGGACCACGCCGCGAGGAAGGTCAAGGAGTACGGCAAGGCCGCTTACGTCGCTGACATCCCCTCCTACACCGAGGACACGATCCGCGTCTTCGCCCGAGACGGCAGGCGCCCTGATGTGCAGTCCACCTGCGATCAGTTTTCTGCGCGGGCGATCGACAACAACTACACGGCGACATACTTCCCTGATGTGACGATCACCGACACGATCACGGGCCGCCGCGTCCAGGTTCCTGCCTCGGTCGCCGCGATGGGAGGCATCGCCTACAGCGACACCGTGGCCTACCCCTGGTACGCCCCAGCGGGATTCAGCCGCGGCGCCCTGTCCTTCGTCAACAACACGCAGGTCCGCCTCAACTCCGCTGACAGGGACAACCTCTACGTCGCGCGCATCAACCCGATCGCGCGTCTTCCAGATGTTGGGTTCGTCATCTTCGGCCAGAAGACGCTCCAGGTGACAAAGAGCTCTCTCGACAGGCTCAATGTGCGTCGCCTCCTCCTCGAGGTGAAGCGCATCGTCGAGGGCATCGCCCGCGGCATCGTCTTCGAGCAGAACACTCCCGCCACCCGCGCGAGGTTCGTGGACGCTGTCAAGCCACAGCTGGCGATCATCCAGTCTCAGCAGGGCATCGACTCGTTCGATGTGATCATGGACTCCCGCAACAACACTGAGGCGGACGTCGAGAGCAATCGCCTGAACGGCAGAATTGTCATCGTGCCCACACGCACCGTTGAGTTCATCGCGATCGACTTCGTGGTGACCAACGCGGGGGTGAGCTTCTGATGATCAATAGATACAAGGCAGAGCACTAGGAGCGACGCCACATGTCAGAGATCACCTTCAAGAGCGCTGGTGTTAGCAGCAGAGAGATTGATCTCAGCGGCGCTACACGCTCCCCTGTTGTGGGAGTTCCCGCTGGCGTGATCGGCACCGCCGTGAGCGGTCCCGCATTTGTGCCGGTCACCGTGGGATCCTTCGCTGAATTCACCACGGTGTTTGGCGAGGTTGACTCCACCAGGTTCGGTATGCTTGCGGCCAGAGAGTGGCTCCGCAACGCGACCGCGCTGACATACGTTAGGGTTCTGGGGGCTGGAGACGGCACTCGCAGGACCTCTTCCGGAGTCAACTCTGGCAAGGTGACCAGCGCGGGCTTCGTCGCAGGCGCGAGGCAGGTGCAGGCGAGCGGACTCGTCAATGAGAATCCGTACGCCTACTCCGGTGGGCCGCTTGGCCGGACCTACTTCCTTGGCTGCTTCATGTCTGAGTCCGCGGGAAGCACCGTCTTCTCACGCGCGGGCATCCAGACAGATCCCCAGGCGGTGCCCATCATCAGGGGCGTCCTCATGGTGGCCTCGGGCGTCGTTCCCGCCCTCTCCTCCGCGCACTACGGCACCAACACGCCCTCGACCGGCCCCACAAACGTCGCCTCGAACATTCGCGGCCTCGTCACGGGATCAGTCGGCCAGGGGCAGAGCTTCGTCCTCATCCTGAACGGGCACAGGGACACCGCGCAGTACAGGGCCTGGATCACCGCGTCGTTCGACGAGGACAGCCCGCAGTACATCTCTCGCGCCTTCAACACCGATCCCCTCAAGATCGAGCAGGCGGGCCACTACCTCTACACGCACTACGACGTCCACCCGACGCTCGCGGCGGTGACGGGCGCAAACGTCCACACGGCGGGCTTCTTCGAGACCGTTAACGACAACAACGGCTACACAGAGGCTGAGCGCCGCTTTGAGGTCGGATTCATCCTCTCGGGATCAGCCACGCACAACAGCGGCACAATCAGCGTGCCCAACTTCGAGGGCTTTGAGGAGCGGTACAAGGCCGCCTTCTCACCCTTCGTGGTCTCGCAGACTGTGGGAGGAAGCGCGCGGAACCTCTTCAGGATCCATGCGCTGAATGACGGCGCCGCCGCCACCACGCGCACAAAGATCACGATTGAGAACATCACGAAGCCCCTGTCGAACACGCAGTACGGCACGTTCGACCTCGTCGTCCGCGCTCTCGATCCGATCTTCCCGACGGGCGGCGGGTCGGCTGTGGTGGACTCTGACGAGAACCGTGCCGTCCTCGAGGCGTTCCGCGGACTCACTCTCGATCCCAACTCCCAGAACTACATCGCTCGCAGGATTGGCGACAGGTACACCTACTTCGACTTCGATCGCGCTACTAGGGCGCAGAAGATCGTCTCGACTGGCGACTACGAGAACAGCTCGAACTACATTCGAGTCGAGGTGTCGGACGCGCTTCGCAACGAGGAGATTCCGGCCTACGCCCTCCCGTTCGGCTTCCGAGGCCACCACCACCTCGTGACGAGCGGATCCGGGATATTCTCGGCGGGAACTGGCGTCGGCTTCGTTGCCGCCAAGAACCAGCCCACCTTCCTCGGCGCGGCGGTCGTGCCGCCTGTGCCGTTCCGTGAGAACATCACGATCGGCGCAAGCACACGCACAGTCTCCTCGGCGCTTTCATGGGGCGTGCAGTTCAACAGGCGAGTCTCGCTCGACCAGCCAAACATCTCAACAAGCCCCTCGCCCACCATCAACAGCCACACGAGGTACTTCGCCGACTACCACACGAACTTCAGAGCGCCGTGGGTCGGGAACAACGCGGGCGTGGCCGACTCAAGCGGGACGGTTCTTGACTCCGACAGGTTCAACAACAACTTCTTCTCTCTCGAGAGGGTGAGGGTTGTCACAGGATCTGATGGCAAGGCCGACACCTCAGTCAACGCGTGGGTGAGCGCTTCCTATTTCAGGCAGGGCGGCATCCCAATCGACGACGCGACAAAGACCCGCGCGATGAATGTGGACGACCTCACCGTCGCGGGCAACAGGGCGTACGCGAAGTTCAGCTTCTTCCTCCAGGGCGGCTTCGACGGCGTCAACATCTTCGACGGCGAGAAGTCCCGCCTCTCCAACGCCGCTGCCAAGCGCGAGATCGACGACGCGACGGTGCAGGGCGGAACCGCAGGTCCCACGGTGGCGTCTGTCAGGAAGGCGATCGACACGCTGACGAACAAGTCTGACGTGGACATCCAGCTTCTCACGGTTCCCGGAATGAGGCACACGTCCATCAGCGACTACGCGATCACCGCCGTGGAGAACCGCTTCGATGCCCTGTACATCATGGACATCGAGGAGAAGGACACGCAGAACATCTACGTGACCTCCTCGGACGTGTCGCCCAGGCTCAGCGTGACCAACACCACCACGAACTTCAGGAGCCGCGCGCTCGACAGCTCCTTCGCTGCAGCGTACTTCCCTGACGTCGTCATGACCGTCGACTCCTCGGGGCGCACGCAGAGGGTGCCGCCCTCGGTCGCGGTCCTCGGAGCCTACAGCCAGAACGACAGGCTCGCGCGCAGCTGGTTCGCCCCCGCAGGCCAGACCCGCGGCGTCCTCACCTCGGTCACTGAGCCCACGGTCCTGCTCAGCCAGCAGAACCTCGACACACTGTACGACGCGAAGATCAACCCGATCATCTCCACGACCGACGGCGTGGTCGTGTGGGGCCAGAAGACGCTTCTCGCGACAGAGTCCTCGCTCGATCGCGTCAACGTTCGTAGGCTCCTCATCGAGATCAGGCGTCAGGTCAGGGCTGTGGCCAACACGATCCTGTTCGAGCCGAACAGGGAGTCCACCCTCGCGAACTTCCGCGCGCGGGTCAACCCGATCCTGCAGAGGGTGCAGGAGGGCGCGGGCGTCGTCAGGTACCGCGTCCAGATCGACACGAGCACGACCACCCAGGCAGACGTTGAGAACAACACGATTCGCGGCAAGATCTACGTCCAGCCCACGCGCACTGCAGAGTTCGTCGCCCTCGACTTCGTGGTGACAAACGCTGGCGCTGAGATTTAACGCATAGTTAGAAGAGAGGATTCATCACATGGCTGAGACACTTTCCGTCACGGAAATGCTTCCCAACAAGTTCGAGCCGAAGCGCCGGTTTCGATGGGTCCTCATGTGCGAGGGCATTGACGCGTTTCTTGTGAAGTCGACCGACCGTCCGACCTTCACAATCCGTGAGGAGATGATTCCCTTCATCAACGCGAAGCGCTACATCGCTGGCCGCCTCGAGTTCTCCACGATCAGCATGACCCTGCACGATCCCATCGCCCCCTCGGGCGCGCAGCAGGTCATGGAGTGGATCCGCACGCACTATGAGTCAGTCTCAGGCCGCGCGGGCTACGCTGACTTCTACAAGCGTGACATCCAGCTGAAGCTTCTCGATCCGGTCGGCACCGTCGTCGAGCTCTGGGACATCAAGGGCGCGTTCCTCACGGACGCCCGCTACGGGAACCTCGACTACTCGGACGACAGCGCGACCATGGACATTCAGCTCACGGTTCGCTTCGACAACTGCGTCCTCCAGTACTGATCCTCGATCCGCACCTAGGACCGCTTGGGGCGCTTCGGCGCCCCAAGCCTTTTTAGCGATAGTTAATCGTCAGAGGAAAGGCATGATCTCACTCAGCAGCATTGTTCGCAGGATCCTGAGCGAGGCACAGTCCAGACCAAGCGTCACGCCCAGGAAGCTTGCTCTCGCCGTCCACGCGCGCCAGCTGCTTCTGGAGCTGGAGGAGAGGACTGGGAGGACGATCCCATCCTCCCTTGACAGATACACGACTGTGGTGGGCAGAAGGCTTGTGGGAAGCGCCTCTGAGGACTACTACGAGGTGCTCGGAGTCAGCAGGACGGCGTCTCGTCAGCAGATAGATCAGGCATACAACAACCTGATGATGGGCCTGAACCCTAACGTCAACCCGACAGCCTCAGCCGCAGTGATGCGCAGCAAGGTCCAGGACGCTGCGAAGATCCTCCTGAGCGCGGATCTGCGCAGGCTCTACGACGAGGGGCTGCCTCTCCCAGCTGAGAGGGGCACTGCCGTCGCTCTTCCTGCCGATGTTCTCGGCACAGAGCCCGACAAGAACGATCTTGAGCTCCTCAGAAGGAAGTATCCGACGATCTCCTCCCTGGCACGCGCCTTCCAGGTGGGTTTCGCGCACGACGACCCAGACTTCAACAACGAGGACGACATGGAGGTCCTCGGCGCTTACAGGGAGGAGCTTGAGAGCGGCAGGCCCCAGATCATGGCTGCTGCGGCCGCACGCAGGGTCATGAGGAGGCAGGGAAGAAGTCCGGACGAGGAGCAGCAGATCCTCAGCAAGATTGAGAAGATGCTCATGCTGAGCACCTGGCCCCTCTCTGCCATGTACGCAGGATCGGCCCAGTATGAAGAGGACTTCTTCCCAATGTCGCTTGTCAGCGCAATTGTGACGCCGCGGAGTCGCTCACTCGAGAGCGAAGAGACCCCCTACATTGAGCGCTCCTCATCGCGCGCAAGCGATGCGGGCGCCTCGGCCCGAAGCGTTCGCGACGCTGCGAACGCTGTCAAGGCGTCTCTCGATGTCCTGCGGGGCATCGACCTGAGCGATGCTGCGAGGCGTGAGGTCGATGACTACGTCCAGATCGTCAGGTCGCTTGCCGATGAAATTGCACGCAATGTGCGCAGCGGTCCATCTCGAATGCGTGAGGCTGCCGAACCTGAGCTCGACTTCTCTGCCCTGTTGGCCGGAGACGAAGATGACAATCCCATGGCTGTTTACAGCATCCTCACGGGCGCGTATGGGTCACCCAGCAGATCCGAGGAGCCCGAGCCTTCTCCCCCGGCGGAGCCGACCCTGTCTCCCGAGGAGATTGACCAGATGGAGGAGACGGTCATGGACGCAGTCGAGCAGCTTGACAGCGCAGTCACCGCGTCAGCCATCAATTCGCCCGTCGTCTACCAGCACCTCCAGGAGCTGCAGGACGCCGTCACCACACTTTTTGATGTTGTGAGAACCAGGACGTCCGGCGAGGACCTGTAGACAGACGCGCTGTACAATTGCGCACATGAGCCGCGACAACAACGAGATCTTCACGCAGCAAGCAGTCCACCCAGCAATGCCCCGCAGGGATGTCATGCGGGACGACTTTGGATGGGAGGTTCCTGTCGAGTCAGTTCCTCTCCCATCGCGAGGAGCGGTCTACCCGAAGGGCAGCTTCTTCCATGGAAGGGAGACGATCGAGATTAGGGCCATGACAGCTCGTGAGGAGGACATCCTCACGTCCCGCGCCCTCATGAAGAAGGGGACGATCATCAACGAGCTGATCAGGTCCTGCATGGTCGACAAGGGCGGAGATCCCTCCGAGCTGATCGCGGGCGACAGGAACGCCCTGATGATCTCCATCAGGATCACTGGCTACGGCAGCGAGTATCGCGTCGAGGCGACCTGCGAGAAGTGCGGCCAGCGCGGTCCCTACACATTCGACCTCGGGTCCCTCAGCATCAAGCGACTCGAGGAGGAGCCCGCGGTGCCGGGCGAGAACGCCTTCGCGATCGACCTCCCGGTGACCAAGAAGCGCGTCACCTTCAAGATCCTGACGGGGAGGGACCAGGAGGACATCAACGCGCAGAACGCCAAGATGCGCGCAGTCCTTCCGGACGCCCCTGAGTCGGGCGTCACCGCGTTCCTCGAGAAGTCCATTGTGTCTGTGGGAGACGTGACCGATCGCACGAAGATCGGCATGTTCGTCAAGAACATGCCCGCTCGTGACGCGCGCACCCTGCGCAACAGGATCAAGAAGATTGAGCCAGGAATCGACATGACGTGCGACATGACTTGCACATCGTGCGGGGAGGCGAGCAGGGTCGACATGCCCATCGGTCCCTCCTTTCTTTGGCCTGACGCCGAGTGATCGAGAGCGGATTCTCGAAGATTTCTACTTCCTGATGCGACGCATTCCGATCTCCTACGGGGAGGTTCGTGAGATGCCCGTCATGTATCGCAACTGGTTCATCAAGCGGTACATCCGTGAGGTGGACGAGGCAAAGGCGAACCAGAGGAAGTCCGCGTCCGCGCAGAGCCAGGCTGAGGCTGCCGCCAGCACGCTCGAGAGTCGTCTCGGAAAGCTGTCGCGCAGCTTCTGACCTGCGTGGCCCACATAGGTACATGCAGGACTGAGCAATGCCGTTTACCGATAAAGACGTCCAGAGGATGCTTGAGGAGCTGGAGAAGCGCCAGACAGGCCTCTTCCAGGACATCACGACGTCGCTTGGAAAGGGCGGGATCAAGATCATAGGCGGCGCTGTGGACGCGGCGCAGGCGATATTCGACGAGGGGCTCAAGCAGGCGCAGCAGTACGAGAGGCGCGTCGTCGACGTGTACGGCGACATCTCTCTCCAGCAGGAGACCTTCGGCAAGTCCGCAACGAAGCTGCAGTACCAGCAGGTCGAGGCTCTCCGGCAGAGCTTCCTGGAGATGTCTGAGTCAGGCGTTCACCTGGCTGATGTCTTTGAGAGCGCTGATGAGGCCGCCGCCGCCGCCGAGGAGATCATCGGCAACTTCCACGGCTCTGCAATCCAGTTCACGGACGACCTGCAGGGCCAGAATCTCATCATCACTCAGCTTCTCCAGAAGGCGTCCGGCCTCTCGGGCGAGGAGACTGCTGCGATCATGAAGATCGCCAAGGCGAGAGGAGAGGACTCGCGCCAGATGTTGGCTGACATTGGGACATTCTCCAAGCAGCTAGCAGACAAGTTCGGTATGGACACCAAGATGGTTGCCTCCGAGGTCGCAAACATCACGACCAACATCGAGACCTTCGGCAAGGTGTCGATTGAGGCTGCCACGGCGGCGGCGGTCAAGTTCCAGTCCCTCGGCGTCTCCGTCCAGGAGGTGAACAGCTCCATCGGAAGGGCGTTCGGCAGTTTTGACTCTGCAGCCTCCGCGTCCGCGCAGCTGTCCCAGGCCCTGGGCGTGAACATTGACGCCATGCAGATGATGGTCGACATGAACTCGGGCCCAGATGGCGTCCTCAAGGCGATCGACGACCTGAGGGAGAGCGTGATCGGCGCGGGCGTCGACGTCTCAGAGCTCTCTGCTCCGATGATCCGCACCTTCAAGCAGATCACCAACATCGCGGACGACGAGACCCTGTTCTCTCTGTTCGACCCAGAGCGCGCAGGCGTCGACACTGACGCCATCCTCGACGCGGCAAGCAAGGCTGCTGACGCTCAGAAGGCACCCGCTGACGCCATAAGGCTGCTGGACAACGACATCGCCAAGGTCTACAGGACCATGGAGGAGATGAAGGAAATGGTGGGCCAGCAGCAGCTCGCCCGCCTAGGCCAGCAGGCGAGGGGCTCCGCCATCCAGTTCGCAGAGCTTGCCTCGTCCAGCTCCAGGTTCTTCGACAAGGCGAACCTCTTCCTGGAGAAGTCTGACGCTGTCAAGACAGCTCTTGATAAGACATACAAGGCAGCAGAGGGCACCGCGCGGGTCGCAGCTGCCTCCACGAGGGCATTCGGCGAGACGCTTGAGAAGTCCTACGAAGATGAGCATGGCGGTCAAAAGCTCTCGGGCAAGCGCCAGATCGACTACACTGAGCGGTTTGAGTCCGGCACAGGTGCGCCCCAGGACGCCCAGTACCAGGCGGTCACAGGCTACCAGATTCCGCCAGAGCTCCTCGCTCGACTTGAGTCGAACGCAGCGGTCTACCCAGATGTCGTCACAGTTCTCAATCCGCGCGTAGATTCAGCGACTAAGCAGGCAGCGCTGCAGCGGCTAGCAGACAAGATGATGTCCGATCAGGCCGCCGCTGAGCAGCTGGTCAGGATCATGGGCAAGGCGCAAAACACAGGTGCGGCTCCCGCTGGCACGACCGGCGGAGTGTTGTCCGGGGGAACGACCGCCAGCCCAGCCGTCCTGGGCCCCGCGCCTGCTGCTGCCCCTGTGACAGCTGTTGCACCTGTGGGCACCGCGACAACGCCTGCAGCTGCCACCGTGGCGACATCTACTCCTGCCGCTGCGTCTGCTGGGGCACAGCCTGCAGCTGCGACAGCGACTGCACCCGCGGTGGCACCCGCAGCGGCAGCAGCCCCTGTGGCGGGCGGGACCACCTCAGCCACTGCGGCGGGATCCTCCCCGATCAACCTCACGCTCAACGTGACGCTTGACTCCAACGCTCTCGCCTCGAAGCTCGCCTCCACGGGGTACTTCGCTCTGCAGAAGCAGCCCCCACCCTCCCCCTAGTGGAATCTCGCCATGACCGACAGATCTAAACAGCTTGACGCTCTGCTTGAGAAGTTCGCCCTCGCGGGCCTCAGCGAGGAGGAGCAGGAGCGCGTCAGATCGACCTCTGAGAGCATTGAGGCTGAGACTGAGGGCGTCATCGCCATGATTCAGTCCGCGGTCGCTGACAGGGAGGGCAAGGAGATGCTCCTCCGTGAGATCGCAAGGAGGGTGAATGGCTAGAGAGCGGCTCAAGGACTTTCTCGGGTCCCGAGGCGGCGGCGATCAGCTGACCTTCGCGCCGGACCCGGGCGCAAACCGCGCTTACGATCCCGGCGAGGACGACCTCGGGACGGATGTGGGAACGGGCCAGCCCATACGGCCCCTGCTCCGCGACTTTCTCGCCTACGTGACCGACCGCAACGACTACGCGATCGCGCCGGGCGGCGAGGAGGTAGTCCTCACGACTCCCGAGGGCGATCCCGCCCCGCTGACGAGCGCTGAGAGCACGGGCGCTGAGCGCGTGTTCGTCAGGGCCGACGGCCTGCAGGAGTACTCGGACAGCGGCCGCCTGACACGCTTCACGGGCGACAGGGGATTCGTCGATAAGACGCGAGGCAAGGGAGGCAATGAGCTCCTGCCCGGTGTCGCTGGGACCGGCGTCGACAAGAGCGGCGGCACTCACACCCAGACAACGCCTGGAGACAGGGTTCCCACCGTTGTTGAGTCGTCCCTGCGTGTGGAGAACCGGTACACGAGCGCGAGGGGCGAGCAGTTCGCCCCGCCGGGAACCACGCCCGAGGACATCGACTCCCGCGGCATCAGCATACCCGAGATCCTCGGCGAGTTCAAGCGCGCGGGAGAGACAGCGTCCTTCGACGAGCTGCGGCGCATAGGGACCTCCCTCATGCTCAAGGCGGCGAGGGTGGACACGGGAAGGACCCCCGAGACCAGCATCGATGTTGACAGGATCAGCACGGTCAGCAAGCAGGTCCTCGTCCCAGACACGATCTTCGAGCTGAACCCCTCCAACATCTCTTCGCGCGTTGACACCAACATTCTCACGGCGGGGAGCGCAGACGGCGGATCCAAGCTCAGCCAGGATCGCTCGTCCGACATCCTCACGTCGGATGCAAAGGGACGCCTCTCCTACGGCGTCATGAACTCGCCCGCGACGCCCTTCAACGGTCCGCTTCCTGCCGCCATGATCTCCCAGGCCGCAATCGGCATCGCGAAGCTGGGCACGGCCTCCGCCATCATCGGCACGATCCTGTCCCTTGTTCCTCTCGGCGCTCGAGCGAATCCTGCGAGGGGGCCCTTCTTTTCCGGTCGGAACGCTGTTCCCTCCTACACGGAGGCGGCGCTGGCGTCAGTCGGCGTGACGCCGGATATCATCGGCCTGATCAGCACTAAAAACCCTTACGGGGACTGCGTCAAAGCAGGCGTTCTCACTTTCTTTGGCGCCGGCGGGGGCGGGACGAGCTCTCTGACAGGCCTCGCGGGCTCCGTCCTACAGTCGCCTGGCTACTACGTCGTCATAATACGATCGATCCTTCGCTCCTACGCGCAGGTGGAGCAGGCGTTCAAAGACTTCGACGGCAGCAGCGTCGCGCAGGCGATCGTCTCCACGGCGGCGTTGGCCGACACGATACGACGCTCCCGCCTTGTGGGCTACATGAACGCCCTTGCCGCGATAGGGGACAACGTCCTTGCCAACGCGCCGGTAGGATTCTCTCTCTCCCTGGAGAGCTTCGGCATTTCTGTCGAGGAGGGACCTCCATCGACAATTCCCGCCAACCGCGTGACACTGAGCAGGGAGGGCGCAAGCCCTCAGACCGCGCTTGGCGTCATTCCCGAGAACTACAGGGACATATACACGGGATCCAAGGGGCGTCTCGCGTGGCGGCACGGCTCTGCTGCTGCGGCCATGCTTGTCCCAAAGACGGTGTTTGAGGGCCAGCAGGGCATCGTCCCAGACGAGCGCGCCGTTGTCAACACGAACATCATCGACAGCACGGTGGTCACAGCGGGCAAGAGGCTCGACAGCAAGGTCGTGCAGGACATCGAGGCGTACCTTGACGCTGAGTACATGCCCTTCTACTTCCACGACCTTCGGACGAACGAGGTGATCGGCTTCCACGCCTTCCTCGACTCCCTCGACGACAACTACAACATCGAGGTGTCGGGAGAGTCGACCTTCGGCAGGCTTGACCCGGTCCAGATATACAGGGGAACCACACGCTCTGTGTCCCTCGGCTTCAACATCGTCGCGACGTCCGAGTCTGACTTCGACGAGATGTGGTACCGGATCAACAAGCTCGTCACACTTGCCTATCCCCAGTGGACGCCGGGCGACGAGGTGATTGGAAATCCAAGGGCAGGAGGCTGGAAGCCCCAGTTCAAGGTCCCCTTCTCGCAGGTCGTCGGTGCATCGCCCCTCATCAGGCTCCGCGTGGGCGACGTGATCTCCTCCAACTACAGCAAGTTTGGGCTCTCACGCCTGTTTGGGGGCGGAGATGACTCGACTGTGCTTAGTGAGGACAACAAAAACAAGCGCCTTACGAGGTTCACTCCCGAGGATCTTGCGAGCAGGTCGCAGCATTTCTTTGCCCCTGACACACTGGAGGCGAGGAGCTACCTCAAGAATCTTGAAAAGCAGCCGCGCCAGCCCGTGCTTCTCAAGCCGAGTATGGGCAACAGCTATCAGCTTGTTGATGGTTTTGCTCTCCGCCCAATAAGGACACAGTTTCCGATCAAGTGCACTGCAGATTTCACAGCCGTCATTAGCAAGACACTTTCTGAGCTGGGCGGATTTGCGCAGAAAGGGCTCGCAAAGGACTCGCTCCCTCTTATCCAGCTGGATGTTACCGTCGTAGATGATCGATATAGCGAGATCAATGGGAAGTCTATAAGAGTAACAGTCGCTGACCTGATGCTTGATCCTGACAACTCTGGCGGAATTTTGCCAACAGGAGCAGCGCTAGGCACACAAGTCGTTGAACAGATCAATCTCTCACGCGGCGGAATACAGGCTACAGATGATTTTTTTAGCTCTGACAATAACGCACTCGTTCGCGCCTTCGAGACGACCCGAGGCAAGGGTCTAGCGGGCATGCTGACCAGCCTCAAGTTTACCTGGCTCGATCAGAACAACCTCTGGGAGGTCACCCGCGGATCGCGTGCTCCTCTCTCCTGCAAGATATCCCTCGGAATGAGCGTCATCCACGACCTGCCGCTGGGCCTCGGCCACGACGGATTCATGATGTCTCCCGCCTACCCAGTGGGCAACACAAACAGGCGCTTCTTCGGCACCCAGTACACGGGTCCGACGCAGGAGTACGACGTGCCAGTGTCACCAGGGAGCGAGAGCTTGAAGAGCTTCACAAGAAATCCCAAGGTCATCAACAATTCTGCTCCAACCGCAGATGAGATGCTCAGGGGAGCAGCAGACGCCGTTGCCAACGCTATTCGCAGCTAACAGGAGCGCACAATGGCTGTGAGAAGGTACAGCAGGACAACCATCCTGGGGTCAGGCACGAGATACGGCACGTCGGACGCGATCGTCAAGGTGCGCGACGGGATTCGCCGAGGTCTTATTCCCTACAGGACCATGGTCCTCTCCGCTGGGCAGCGGCTCGACACAATCGCTGGGCAGGAGTACGGCAACTCTGGACTGTGGTGGGTGATAGCGGCCGCATCGGGCATTGGTTGGGCTCCACAGGTTCCGCCCGGCACCGTCCTCACTATCCCGACCTCGCTCGGCGCTGTTGAGCAGGCGGTCCTGTCATGAGTCGATCAGTTCTCGAGAACGCGATGCGCGACCTCGAGGAGATATTCGTCCTCAACTCTCGGAACACAATTTCCGAGGTGGGAGGCGTTGCTGGCCAGGCGGGAGGATCTGCCCTGCGTTCGCGTCAGATCTCCAATCAGCTGACGGCGAACGCGGACGATGCCGTGTTCCTGAACAGGTACCTGACCGAGGTCCTGCCCCCGAACATAAAGTCATCGGGCTCACCTGGCGACCCTGCAAATCCGGCTGAGCCTCGCGGATCGATCATCGCGTACCACGTAGCGCAGGGCACCAACGCGAACACGGGTCGGCTTGTGCTGGATGGCAGCAATAAGGTGGTGGGCGGCTACGTCGCCGAAATCACCATCAAGGATCTTCTCGGCGACGTGCCGGGAGGCAGCGCAAACATCAACACGCAGGTCGGCAGCCCACAGACGGACAAGCCCAGCCTCGGGATCGTCGAGATCAACAATCCGTTCCTGTCCCTGCCCACCCGCAACGTGCTGCCAGTCTCTCTGTTCTGCACAAGCATGCCGACCCTGGAGATAAGCAGGGCGGTCCCCTTTGTCATCGTTCGCGTCATCTCTCCCATGTCTCCCACAAAGGGTGGCAGGACGACAACGCTCTCTCTCGGCTCCTACCTGGGCGACTCGTCCAGCGAGATCAAGCCTGGGACGGTCGAGCACGACATCGCGACGTCAGCGCGATCAACGCGACTTCCCGCGGGTGTCCTGGTCCCGTCAGGGTCTCAGCCGGGGGAGCAGTCTCTGTTCGGCATGGAGATGTTCACGACGCCGCAGACCCTCGTGAACGCGAACAAGCTTGTGGGATCGCGAGGAGTTCCCATCCTCGACCCGTTTCGCCCCCTGATGTCGCTCGAGAGCGTCAACATACGCGTCACTCCCGCTGGACACGGCGCCCTCGCATTCAAGGAGGGGACCGTCAACATCAAGATCCACGACAGGAGCAAGATGCAGGACGTGGGGCAGCTCCTTCGCCCCGACCAGTTCGGGTACAACTTCATAGAGCTGGAGTACGGCTGGGCCCATCCGGACGACGCAGGCGCCAACAACCCCTACGCGCCCTTCATCAACTCCTTCAGGCAGCGAGAGCTCTACACGGTCGTCTCGTCAAACGTCTCCATGGGCGACGACGGAGCAGTCTCAGTCTCGATCAGGTGCGCGCTCAAGGGCGCTCGAGACCTTCTCAACCTGACGCCCATCAGCGAGGTGTGGACTTCCACCACGCAGGCGGAGCAGCTGTTTGAGGAGGCCAACCGCATCATTCGAAACATTGACGCCGACAAGGACGAGAAGCCAGAGACCGACATCAGGTACGTGGAGACTATTCGATCCCTCTCGCGCGGCGGCGCCTCTGGAAAGTTCGGCATATCTGCCGAGGAGAAGTCGCTCATCAAGGAGTTCATCAAGTCCGCCAGCAGCAACACTGGCGACCTCGGAGAGCTGCGCACCAAGATCGTCGAGATCTACGGAGCTGACGGCGAGGGCGGTGAGTACAAGAAGATCATCGACAACGCCACCACCGTCTTCAAGAAGAAGATGGACGCTGTCACCACCTCTGCAGAGCTCTATGAGCTTGGCAAGAGGAACACGGGAACCGCGCAGATTGACACAACAATCGACGCGAAACAGAAGACGACGCGCGGCTACATCACTTTCGGAAAGGCGGTCGCCGCCTTTGTGGGCGCGCCCCTTACGTCAGGCAACTTCGCCGAGGTCCAGCTCCTCTTCTACACCTTCAACAGCGACGCGGGCGCCGTGAACAGGCGCAACATCGCTGAGTTCCCCATTGAGATAGCGAAGTTCAACACCGCCTTCGAGGACGCGATTCGCACTGACCCGAAGATGCCGCTGAAGAAGGTGATGAGAATACTTGCGAACCTCGTCTCCGACTCATCCGCCGCGGCCTACGGCATAAAGCCCGACCCGGTCCTGCAGCCGGGAGCGACTGAGAAAGACGAAGACCGCAAGGCGCGGGTCTCGTCGAACTCCACTCTGATGACCCAGTACGGCTGCATGACCACCAGGTTCAAGAAGCCGGTGATCGAGTACACGCTGGACTCAATACGGATAGGCGACCAGCCTGTGCTCCGCATCCACTTCTTCGACAAGAAGAGCACGCCGAACGATGAGGCCCTGTACCTCCTCGACCTCCAGTTCGCAGGCGGCGGGTCTGAGGAGCTGGTCAATCTAGTCGGGACGCTGCAGCAGGGAGACGCGACCAAGCTCAACAGCGGAGTGCTGCAGGGCGCGGTGGACGAGGGAATAGTGCGTGCCACCACGGCCACGAAGGACGGCAAGACGCGCACCTCCTACGCCATGAACACGAACAGCGTCGTCCTCAAGCGGTACATCAAGCGCACTGTGCCCAGCATCACGTACGGGTCGCCGGGATCCGTCCTCACCTCTTTCAGCCTCCAGTCAATCGACATGCAGGACTTTGAGACAGCTCTTCTCGTTCAGGCGGCCAACGGAACCCGCGTCCCCGGACAGCCCGACACGAACTCGCCCCAGAACGACATGCAGATCTACCCGATGAACATCGGCGTGTCCATCCTCGGCTGCCCGCTCATCGACTACGCGCAGGAGTTCTTCTTTGACATGGACACTGGGACCTCGATCGACAACGTGTACGTGGTCAACGGGATCACGCACAGCATCTCGCCCGGCTCCTTCAAGACGGACCTCGACCTCAAGCTCACGCGGACCACGGGCGCGAACTCCGCGCTTGACTCCAAGATAAGGACCCTCATCAAGTCCATCGACGATAAGGCAAAAGGCTAGCGCCAGCCTGTAAAGAAAAAATCATTGAATTAAGATGCGGGCATGAGAGTCTGCCTGCACAAGAGCTACCTGGGGTCTGATCTTCATCTGGTCTGCGACACGGACGCCAGCGTTCCGTGGCGGTGGTCCAGCTCGCCGCCCGAGGACGCATGGATGCTGAGCGCACCTGATGTGCGGCACACTAGGGACCTGCGATTCCTCGCAACACTCGCGGGATCCGAGATCCCGCCCATTCCCGAGCGCTTCCTCAGGGCAGACGAGATCGCGGGAGTCGATGGCGGCAAGCACATCCTCACAGTGCCCCAGGTGCACCTGCTAGCTCACGTCCGCGATGTGCTGCGGGACGCGCATTCCCTCGAGGAGCTAGCGACCGATCCATACATCATCCAGCACGCCCTCGAGGCTCGGCGTCAGCTGTGTGAGCTCAGCGAGGGCCGCGTGGATCCAGCCGCCTGGGCCGAGATAATGCGCGAGGATCCGTCACCCGCCCTTGAGTCCTTCGAGCCGGACGACTCGGGGATGGTGAGGCCGCCCACCTACGATCAGGTCGCATCAGTGACCGGTCGCCTCACGGTCACAGCGGGGCCGCAGATCCTCACCCTTCGCAAGGACATGCGACGTGTCATCGTCCCGAGCAGGCGCGGGAGGCGAGTTGTCATGGTCGACTTCGTCTCGCACGAGCCTCGCGTCGCCCTCTGCATGGCGGGTGTCGACCCGCCCGAGGACATCTACGGCTGGTACAGGGACGAGATGATGCCGACCATCACCCGCGACGTGGCCAAGCTCGCAATCATCGGAACGCTGTACGGCATGTCTTCGGGCACCCTCTCCGAGAAGCTCGACAGCACGATCGTCGAGGCGAGGGTGATCTCTGAGAGCGTGCGGTCCCACTTCGGCCTGCAGGGACTCGAGCGCAGGCTGGTCGCAGAGCACAGGGACAAGGGCATCATCAGGTCACACTTCGGCCGAAAGATCAGGCCCACAAGCTCCGCCCCGGGCACGCTGGTCAACAACTACGTGCAGAGCACGGCGCACGACGTCGGAATGATGGGATTCCGCAGGATCGCGGATGAGCTCGCCTCCTGCCTCATCCCCGTGCGGTTTCTGTACTTCATCCACGACGCTGCTGTGCTTGAAATCTCTGAGCGCCACGAGGACAATCTGCGAGAGATCTGCGAGCAGCCTGTCAGGTTCGGCGACGCGTTCCCAGGATCCATTCGCGCTAAGGTTAAGGAGGTGACCGAGTGACCCCTGAAGAGATCAAGCGGCTCTACGACAACGTTGTCAGGATCACACAGGTGACCTACGACGAGGAGACGTATCAGCGCATCAAGTTCATGATCGACGACCTGGGAGACATGCTGTTCATGTGCCCGGCGTCGGATCGAGACGACAGGAGCTTCGATGGGCCCGGCGGCCTAATGGCTCACATGGTCTCGGTCACAAGCCACGCGCGGAAGCTGGCCCCGATTCTCGCGCCCGATGAGTCGCCGGAGTCCATCATCAAGGTCGCGCTCTTCCACGACATTGGCCGTGTGGGCGACCCGGCACCCGATCGGAGGATTCCGTACTACCTGCCCGAGACAGACTCATGGCGTAGAGACAAGCTCGGGAAAAACTACAAGTACAACGAGGCGCTGCCCAAGATGACCCACAGCGCGAGGTCGCTGTACGTCCTCAGCAACTACGGCATCAGCCTGTCAATGCACGAGTGGATCGCCATCCAGACTGCATACGGCTACGGCCTCGAGGAGAACCGCTTCTACATCGGCGACGATCGCCAGCTCACCCTTCTCCTCCAGACAGCGGTGAGGAGGGCCATGCTCGGATAGCTGTAATAGTTAGGAGCATGGCAAAGATCAAGACACCGCAGCGCAGGCAGCAGAACGACTACCCGTCCGGCAGGGGAACGGGCCTTCCCGCGGCAGGAGTTCACTCTCCTGACCGCCGCCTTGGGAAGCTTCCCATTCCTGCGAACATGTCTGGCTACCAGGGCAGCCCAAGCACGGCGGCTGACATGGGATTCTCTCGAATGATCCAGAGAGTCGCTGCGGGAAGCGAGGAGGTCCAGCGACAGATCGAGGCAGTGCCCGAGGTCAGCTGGCTGAAGAAGAACGCGTCGCGTCTTGAGGACATGGGACTCACGCCCCGTGTTGTGATGGAAATGTACATGGGCATCCTCGCCCACAAGCCGCGCAACGAGTTCGAGCGGCGCCTCATAAGGGAGTACAGGCAGAGGATCAACAGCACCGCCAGACGGATTCGAGTCGTCACAGAGGCTGCGATGCTCATGCGTCCCCTCGAGGAGGCCATGGATCCCTCCAAGACGCTCGAGCAGAACATCATGAGCGCGCTGACGGGCGGCGGACTCGATGTCGAATCGATGGCGGGCGGCAAGACCTCTCGACAGCTCTTTTCTGACGAGCCTGAGGAGGACATTGACCTCACGCCCGCGGACATCCGGGGCATGGCTGCTGACTCGCCAGAGGTCTACCGGAACCCCGGCGTGATGAGCCCGGAGGGCGTTGAGGCGCTAGCCAGCGACGCTGACATGACTGCCAAGGTCATGAGCTGCCACAGCATGGCAGTCAAGGGGCTGCAGATCGCACTCGGAATCGCGGGCGTGTTTGATCCCACGGGGTTCTTTGACGCTTCGAACTTCGTGATCAACATGGTCTGCGGCAACTACTTCTACGCCATGCTCGACGCGATCTCTCTCATTCCCTACCTGGGGGACCTCGCGAAGGTGGGCTACCTCACGCGTTTCGCGAAGATCAGCGAGGCTGAGATTCAGGTGATCAAGAACTCGCCTGACATCACCTCCAAGGTCGCGGCCTCACGTGACATCTGGAAGAAGGCGCTGCAAGACGATCAGCTGGGTCCCATTGTTGCGGGCTTCCTCAAGAAAATCGACAAGACGCTGGGCGGCGCGTCGGGCATCGCGGCGCGCGTCAAGTCCACCGTTGAGACAGTGTTGTCTCGAGCGATCGAGAGCCTCAAGGCGAAGAGCGCGGGCGGAGGCGTGACAGGAGCGGCCCTCAAGTTCTTCCAGGGCAAGCTGTCAATTGACATCGCGAAGATCCTCGAGGCCGTCCAGAAGCGCCTGCCTGACCTGTACGATTTCATAAAGAGCTCCTTCGCGTCGCGCAAAGCTCGGCAGTACACAGTGTCGGGCGCTGAGATCAAGCACTCCGGCGAGGAGATCCTCAGTCAGCTTCAGGCCGAGCAGGAAGGCGAGCGTCAGGCCGCCAAGACCTCGTCTGGCGTGGCTGATCGTCCGCAGTCCTATCCGATCTACGCAACCGGCGGAGAGACGGAGGGATTTGACGTCGACCTCGACGACGACGGGATCGCTGACGTCTTCGACATTGGCGGCATGCCATCTCGCAGCAGGTTTGGCAGGTACGGGGGATACGCTGGCAGCCCCCTCCAGGAGGCGAGGCGTAAGAAGAGCAAGAAGGCACCTGTCTCCAAGCTGAGCCTGACAAAGGCGATGAGCGGCGATGACAATGAGCTCGATGAGTTCTCGGCGGTCGGAACCGGAGCAATCGGCGGAGTCATCCTCCCGATGGGGATGCGCACGCCGGGCCGCAAGAAGGACCTCGAGGACCTCATGCCGGGGTACAAGTTCGTTCACAGAAAAGGTTGATAACCTTGTGAACATTTGAGCTAGGCGAGTTAGACTTGTTGTGCGCTTCGGCGCGTAACCCCAAGTAAGGAACAACAAGTCATGGCACTCGATCTGGAAGCAATTAAGCGTCGCATGGCCCAGCTCTCTGGGCAGAAGTTCAGCGCACAGTGGAAGCCCAAGGCGCCAAGCGAGCACTACGTTCGTCTCATCGCCCTTCCGAACAACGACGGTGAGCCCTGCGCCACCCGCATGTTCTACTACAACATCGGCAAGTTCCCCATCCTCGCGCCCACGCAGTTCGGCAAGCAGGATCCCGTCCAGGAGCTGATCACCAAGCTCCGCGAGGACGGCTCTCCTGAGTCCCGTGAGCTCGCCAAGAAGCTGTACCCC